AAGCATCAATACCTTGCTGCGATATCATATATCCATTCTGGAAGACAGCAGAATCAATCATCCCAAACTTACCAAGAATAATCCGGCCGGCCAATAAAGTCGAGTAAGGATATGGCGTCCATAATCCACTATTAGGGTTATTCTGAATCCATGTCTTAGGATCAGTTGTTGTATTACCAGGTACACGACTGGTCCACATATATAAGACATCATCATCATTATCCCCCATTAGGTATTCACCGTTCTTGAAGACAAGCTTAGCAGACCAAGACTCCGAACGAGGGAATGGTGTAGGGTTGGCAACAATGATATTCACTTGCTTACTATCAATCTCCTTTTTCCGGGCTGCATCTTCATAGGCATATATACTGATGCGATTAGCAGTCGGATATTTGTCTGATGGGATGGTATAGCTGTAAGAACTCACCTGTCCCGGTGAGTCATATCTATAGTGTTCAGCTACTGCCTCACTATATGCACTTTCTACGCATAATGTGAGATAGGCAGACATTGCAGTTTTATTACTTCCTTCTCCTGACCAGAACCGAATGTCCAAAGGTGCAGCTTGCACATTATATGCATTAAGCGAAACCGTCTCTGGATTGACACCAATCCAAAGGCGTTCCGTTTCGGCTATTAAGTAGAATGTTCCTGTCAGTATCATATCATACAATTTATGCAGTCCCGCTAATAGAGCCTGACAAGCCCATTTTAGCACGTACCATGTCTTCAAAAGTAATCTTCGCATTGGCTCCCGTAAATGTGGCGGCACTCTTACCAGTAAGGATGAATGCGACGCCGGCGTTATCTTTCAGAGAGAATGTCCAGGTTGTAATGAGCGAAGGAACTTCCTCACCCGTGCTACGTTTTACCGCTACCGGTGTGACTGTTGCAGTCTCGCCTTTTTTAACCACATTTCCACTGATACCTGTTATCTTGAGCAATGCGTAGTAGGGATCAGAAAAGTCAGTAATCTCATCATAGCCGGAGGCAACCAATGAACCGTCTTTCTTCACATCACAGCGCAATTTAAGTACGTTATCCACATCATTGGTAGAAACCACTTGAGTGCGAGATGTACCCCAGTTCGTGTCACCTGCTCCAAGCATTTTCACCCACTGGAAAGTAAAGCCGGTGTAGTCAGTGACTTCAACGCCATCCTTAAAGATACGAACTGTATCAGTTAACGACTCCCCGGCCGTAAGAAGCTGAGACCCCTTGTTATTCGAAATCAAGGCATCGTACTGGTTGCCGGTGGATTCCTGAATGACAACCTCCTTGGACAACGCATTGAAACCGATAGAGGAACCGGAGATTTCAACAGTACCTGAAACAGTGATCCGGTCATTGTCATACCCGGAGATGGGTACAAGATTCTTCATTACACGCAGGGCTGGTACCTTATAAGTAGCTCCGCCAATGGTAGTACTGTAAGCGTCTATTTTCTTGAAATAACCGACCATACCGGAGTTCGTAGACAAACCGTTATTGTCAAATGTCAGTAACAAGTCATTGTAACGATACTCAATCGTATTGGGTACAAGAATGCTACCGTCAGAAATATCACGCAGAATAACAACGACAGTCGGACGGCCATTTTCGGGTAGTGCAGTAAAGTCCGGTATAAAAACAACCGTTCCTTTATTATACCTCTGTACAAGCGGAGTGCCTTCTACACGAAGTGTTCCGTTGATGGTAGTACCATCCATCAGGGCAATAAGGGTAAAACTTCCTTCAAGATTCATACGTCACCCCCTTCCTGTTCAACTGGGTTTTCGGCCGATTCTTCAGTAGTGATATCTTCTTCCAGAGATTCACTATCATTACTGCTTCCACCAGTTACAGGTTCTTCACTATTGTTGCCCTCATCTTCTTGGGGAGGATCATAAAGGCCGCTTTCCTTTTGCTCTTTTATCAGCACTTTCAACTTGTCATCCGAAAGGATGTTCGGCGCAAAATTGGAAAGTACCTTCAAAGCACTGAGTGGCAGGATTACACGGCCGTCCGGAATCCGTTCGGCATACTTGTAATCGTAATTCTGCCCGTCCAGTTCTTCAGGTTTCACTAACAGATAATTCATAAGCTATTCATATTTAGGTGTTATAATCAATTTGCCGTCACTCGTAGTTAAGACTTTGTCATCATTTGTAGTCACTAATGCTGTTACTACATACATTTTCACAGCAGCATATACCGATATGGGATACAAAGGATCGAATGAATATGTAGAAGGAACAAACTCCACCGTTCTTCCACGGCCCACATTCTTTGCTGTACTGCCCGCTTTCGCAGACTTCGCGTACCAGTCAATCACAAATAGACTATCCTTGCTACTGTCAACCAATTGCTTATTATACGATAATATACACTCGTAACCTACAGTGGTATTCATGCGAGAGTTGATCTTGATGCCTTTCGTCTGCCGAATGTCGGCACGCAATGTCCCCGGCATCTCCACTTTGATGGAAGTCGTCGCCTGCATCTCGTCCGAAGTCGGAGAAGATGGACGCGTACCGCTATAGTAAGCACCACGAACACGGACTGAAATATTCCTGAAGAACCGGGCATCCAGTGTAAGAGTTTTCCCCCAGGTACCATTGGCGTTTTTACCAGAAACGAATACATCTAACTCATCCTCTGAAAAGTCTCTCCACGTCGTACCGTCAAGAACCTGCCACCAATAAGCTGCGTTGGCATCAGATACTATATCTTCACCAGAATACACCTGAGCTGTGATCGAATAAAGCCATTCTCCTTTACTATTCGGTATTACTTCGAGCGGGTTTATAGTCCATCCTTTTGGCCGGTTGATCTTCAACGAATAATTGTTTGAGTCAAAAATACTCGTCCGGAGTACAGTGCTACGCTCAAACTTTTCCTGGGTATTCTTTCGCTTATCGGTAATCGAGAATATGCAGTGTAGCTCTATTGGACTGTTGTAGTCCACATTCTTTTTCACCGTCAAAGAATAAGTAGGTTTGCCTGTTGCGGACACGACATAATCATCGTTATTTATGATACGATTGCTACCGTCTGCCTTTGGAGCACCTTCATACCATTCGGCACCGGTAATCGCTTGGCTACCGTTCATCAGCCCCTCAGGGTCCTGAACCGAAATGTAAGGCATGAGTACGCAAGGGATAAGCGAGCGATCCGGTTCATAGTCGTTCGTATCCTTATTATAGTTCTGTACAGGATTACCGGATAGAACCTGTATCTCTGCCAGGAAAGAATAAGGATCAATATGTACCTGTACGTCTTTGGGTTGGGTTTGTATAGCCATTTTAATAAGTGTCTATTATAGTTATTTTCTTATGCCCTGTTTTTTCTGTTACCAACTCCTCAAGGCTCTTACCACCGACTCTCTGAATAACAATTGTCATTCTACGGCATGGTATAAGTCCCAAGAACTTGTACCGGTATTCAACAAGGCAAGGAAAAACTTTTTCTAATCCCATAACTTTCAAATTCTAAATCCAACATAATTTTCTACTGTCTCCATATCTTCTCCCATCGGGATGAACACCCGACAGATAAATTTGACTCTCTGATAATCATAACCAAAACCTAATCCTACTCCATGCTCATCAGTATTGTCAATGTGTATCACATTCTTTTGACTGTCCACATAGACAGGCTTCCAGCTATTATCAGCTGGAATATTACCGGTATCCCGAAGCCACTCTACCGACACACCTGTAGTTGCTAACAGCACATTAGTTATGTCACGATTGGCGTATTTAATCCATGCAGTTATATCCATATTTACTTGACCGCGTTTTGCAGTACCTGGAGCAATAAAATCTAAGTAGTAGTTCTTATCCCCTTCGAGCAATACCCAACCGGCGGAGTTCCATTTAGGTTCATCAATCGTTTTATCGATCAGACATCCCCATTTACAGCCATAATGGTAAACAGTATGCTGTTCCAAGGTTGTAATCACCTTTTGATTCTCTAAAAGAGTTTCATAGTCTACAAATCGGTAAGGCTCATCACCTTGAGCTGTAGCCAAAGACCACTCTCCGCGATCCACTTTTTTAGGGATAATCGTTCCATTCCAGTCAGCTTCATAGATTTTCTCAAAAACACCTATCTTCGACATTACACCGACGTCAGTAGAGCCGATAGGAAGCTTCTCTATCATCTTTACGTTGGGAAAGCGCCCAAGAGTCAACGCATAGTTGTAATCTTCGAGAATCGGTCTGAATACATTCTGCAAAAACATGATCCTGCCTTCACGGGAAGATATCAGCCAGCTTTGAGCACGCTCGTTCGGAGCTTCACCAGCATCCGGAACTTTCGCATTACCTTTACGAGTCACATTATACCCTTCAACCGGTGGGTAGTTCTTGCCGCCCGGTACTTCGCTGTCGGGATAAAGAACTACAGTCAAAGTATTATCATTGCGGTTTTTCGATACTGGTCTGAACCAAGAAGTATAGTAGTCGGTACCTCCGATCAACAGCGAGTTAACGATAGAACATAATACGTCGTTTTCCTCTAATGTGGTCCAATCCGTATCTGTTCGTTTCTCCATCGTAAGCTGATAAGTGCCATCGTCCAACAATTCAACCTTTTCAATGGCGCCACAATCAGAGAAAGAGAAATCCCCGGCCATAGCATGAATTTCGTTGATGATAAGGCGTAAAACTGTCAATGAGTCCCGAATCTCCAAGCTGTTAAATTGCGCACGTCCATCAGGATATATGCCAGCTCCTTTACCGGCAATAAGCGAGTCGATAAACTCACCAAATTTCAGCAGATAATCGGTACGATCAACCCGATCTTTGTGTATGTACTTATCACCCTCTATATCGCCTGCTATATCGGCATAGCCGGCTTTAATCTTTTTATTGTTGACTAACAGATATTCTGCGACGTAGCTAAGAAGGTTCAAAAGGTCGATATTCCGGTGCTGGTGGCCAATACCACCTCCGGATCCGGCAAACTCAGCAAGCTGCTGGCCAACGAAAGTGGCAAAAGCTTCAGCGGTCGTGATACCCCATTCTTCGGAGTATGGGTTTTGAATAGGAAAGAGTGCCCCCTCGGAAAGTGGAAGGCGAGGAAACTCAGCAAGCCGAGGGGGCACTGTAAAAGAACCGACTTCAGGAACTGTGATGTTGAGAACATCTGCTGGAATATCGGTTCTGGGGAGGTTTAATAAAGGACGGGCATCCGCATATTTAAATGTAAATGTGTAATTGGAAGGGAGTGCACGGTCAGTGTAGCTGACATTGCTTTCAGTTACGACAATCTGACGCAAATAGTTGCCGGCATAAAGATACTTAGCCTGGGAGGGGAAAAAGTCAAGTAACCACTTGCGCTCATCCTGATTCAAATGGCCAGCGTTCTTTTGAAACTTTCGTTCGGTATCGACGCGGTATTCTTGAGATACTTCGTCGATCTCTGCCAGATTGTGGGTATGTTCTCCATTGAATGTTGTGGTACCATAAGCACGAAAGGTGTCGAGACCTCCGAGAGAATTTTCGAAGAGGATCCACTGCTCTTGCTCGGTACGCATGTCTTCAGCGTAATAACGCTGTATGTATGTGAGGCGTTGATTGGTTAGATTTTCAACCCATATATCATAATAGGCTGGCAATTTGTGGCTAAGCCAACCGGCAACTACAGAATACTGCAGAGGTATAGTGTATGCGATGCCGGCAACCATTTCAGCAACTGTGTAGTCGGTTTGTGATATCACGGATCCGGAAGTATCAGTGAAGTATGCGCGAAGCTTTGCCACACAAGGTATTGTGGCATAGTAAGTCAGGAACTCCGGAGAATAATAGGTAACCGGCTTTATTGATGGTTGCCATGTGAGGAAATTCTGCGTGAGGAAATTGGCGGCAGAATCGGCCAGGCGGTCAATACCGGAGCGGATGACACGGAAGGTTAATGTAGTGTCATTAATCATAGCTGTAAAATCTGAGGCAAGTGAGGATTGCTCATATACTTGTCCTGATTCGATCAGCTGGTAAGATAGCCGGGCATGGACGATATCACGCAGGTTTATTGTGATATGTCCATCTGCGGAAGGATCGTAACGCTGAGATAAGATTTCCACACCACCTTGTTTCAGAATAAAGGAAACCTGGACATCTGAAGAGATGTGGAATTCCTTTAGATTCTGAGATAGCGATAAAGCATCAGGCTGCTGCAGTATAGTCATATTGATTTCTTTTTATGCCAAAATTAGAGATAGAGAGGGGTTAATTAAAGGACAAATCAAGTAGGAGTTGTCGTTGGGCGTGAAGGACGTTCATTGGGATCCTTTTCTGAGAATAACGCTGGACGCAGGGATAAATCTATGCGATAATAAACTTTTCCACCTGTTCGACTTGTATAATATATATAATAAGAACGATGATAATAAGTACCTCCAGCATCGTAAATAGCCTTGGTTGGTGGTAAAGGATAAATGGCCGGAATTGTATTCTGATTTCTTTCATCTTCACTGATAGTATACCCGGCAGCAACATATTCATCTTCACTGACTTCTGTAGTAGAAGAAACAATCATCCATTTGTATTCTGTGTTCCGGACCATACGTTCAGATTCAGCTTTGGCTAAGGACAATGGCTCATAGAGTGAAGTTGTCATCAGTTCGGATGTAACCGGTTCCGATTTACCACCAATGGTGTATTTAAAGATATTGAAAAGTAATTCAACTCCCTGGAGAGAAACTTTGTGATGAACCTGCAGAGAGTTTTTCAGAGAGTTTGGGAGCAATAGATCAGCAGAAACCTTATGCATAGAGTTCCGAAGCATGTTATCGAACTTCCGATAGAATTTCTCAAAAATTCCAATAGGGCCATTGTATAACAGGGAATATCCCCATTTACCCAATAAATCATGATTGGTCCCGATCGCATAATTAGAACTATATTGCACGAAAGCTAAGATCGGTTTCTGATCCGGATTGTTCGCTACAACATCATCATCTGATGCTGTAGCGTCTTCAACGGAGCTTTCTACAGGGACACCATCAATCGTTGAATTGAGTGTGCGGCCATCACCAATATAAGGTGCTGTCTCTCCTCTTTTCATGTTGCCCCTGTTGGTTGTTGGCAGACCTGGAAAGGCAAGATATGATAAACAAAAAACACAGTCCGGTACTTTAACTTCATAGGCCTTGAGAGGACCGCCGGCATAATAGGGTATATTACCATCGGAAAGCCTTTCTTCAATAGTACTATCTGCATATCCTGTACGACAATAGCTACCATCAGCCTCTTTGTACCAGGCCTCAGGATATTTTGCCTCCAGTTCGTATGTAGCATCGTAGGTATTGCCTTCTGTAATAACAGTTTCTGAAGAGAGTTTGAGCTGTTGATAGCCGGGAAAAGATTCCTCTGGTTGGGATGCAAGGTAGGGTGTTAAATCGACTGTTGGCTTTGAATCTATGATGTCGTTGAACAATTCTATTCGTACAGTGCGTGCGACTTCATCAGGTATGAACTCACAGCAAAACTTTTTGCGATACACATCAAGAATGGTGTTGGCCATACAATCGGGAACCAGGTGCGAAAGCCTTATAGTGCCATTAACTAAAGAGTCTATGGTGTTATTGATGAAGACCATCTTACTGAAAGGTTCACTCGTGGTAAGAAAATGATCAAGCAAGGTATAACCGAAGTAAGTGAAGATACGCCGCAACAGGTATGCAGCACGAATGAATGGTGAAATGTAATAACCTGGCTCAAGCTTAATAATACGATTATTGACGGTTTCTTTTCGTTCGAAAGAATTGTAAAAACGATAGCTCCCTTGGCCTGCATTACTGGCTATACAAGTTCCTTCAGCATTCATATAGTTGATGCGGTTGACATATCGACGATCGCCGTCCAAGTTGACTGTTATTGGGAAAATAGCATAATCAGGATGGGAATTATCGCGAAGGGACCAACAGAAGTCAATTCCTTGCTGTACAGTAGTGATTCCTGGAATAACTTCATCGCCAAAGATATCGGTTAGGGCAACGTCTGATATCCTGGCAAGAAAAGAGCCTTCATTCATGTAGAAGGAAGTAGAAATCTTCTCATAGCGTTTTGCTGATAAAATGGCTTGCCGGCAGGGCATGAAG